CCAGATCGAACGCTTGCTGTGGCATTCTGGGAAGACCCAGTTAATACAAAGCACACCGAGTTTGAGGTGTGGGAAAAATGAAAACAAAACCTTATGAGCATCAGCAAAAGATGCTTGACCAGCTTGTCAAAGAGGATCGATCCTGCTTTGGTCTGTTTTGGGAAATGGGTTTGGGCAAGTCCAAGCTTGTGGTTGACTACGCCGCGTCTTTATTTAAGCAGCAAAAGATAACTTCTGTTTTAATCATTGCTCCAAAAGGCGTTTATCGAAACTGGGTCGATCAGATAGACATTCACTTAGTAGACGATATCGAACGTGAGCTTCTGGTGTGGCAACCCAACTGGACTAAAACCTTCATTGCACAAATGATTTCTGTCTCAACACCTAAAGACGACGATACGTTACGTATTTTTATAATGAACGTGGAAAGCCTGTCATCGACAAAAGGTGCTTCGATCCTCGATAAGTTTCTAGAGCTAAACGATAAGACGTTCTTAGTTGTTGACGAATCTACAGCCGTTAAAAACCACAAAGCTAACCGAACCAAGAACCTCCTTAAATCAAGCGGTAAATCCGCGTACAAATTTATTTTAACGGGATCGCCCGTGACCAACAGCCCCTTGGACCTTTATTCACAGATGGCAGTTCTAGGGCTGGACTTCGGCAACTTCTACGCCTTCAAAAATAGATACGCTGTTCTGCACCGACAGAGTTTTGGAGGACGGCCCTTCGACAAAGTAGTAGGCTTTCAAAGGTTGGATGAACTCTCAGATCGAATCCAGCCGCTTAGTTCTCGACTACTTAAAGCAGATTGCTTGGACTTACCGGATAAAATTTATTTAACTAGGGAAGTGCTTTTATCCAAAGAACAGGAGAAGCACTACAAGGAGATGAAGGCTCTGGCCCTTACAATGCTTGAATCCGGGGAACTGTCTACGTCGGCCTCGGCACTGACCACTCTCATCCGCCTCCAGCAAATCACGATCGGATTTGCAAAACCTGACGATGGCGAAACCATAGACCTACCGAACAACAGGTTATCTGAGCTTATGCAAGTTTTGAGCGAGGCAGACGGCAGCAAAGTCGTAATCTACTGCACGTTCCGCCATTCCATCAAACAAATCGAAACAGAAATCATTAAGCAGTATGGTCAGGATTCGGTCTGCACCTACTACGGTGATACTAAATCAGAAAAGCGACAGGAAGTTATTAACGATTTCCAAAACCCTGATTCTAAGCTGCGTTTCTTTATCGGGCAGATATCCACTGCGGGCTACGGGATCACGCTGACTCAAAGCTCGGTGTGTTTATTTTTCAGCAATAGTTTTAGTCTGGCTGACCGGCTTCAAGCCGAAGACCGTCTTCACAGAATCGGCCAAAACAAATCCGTCACTTATGTAGATTTTATTTCACCTAAGACAATCGACGTTAAAATCATAAAAGCTTTACGTTCTAAAATTGACATCGCCAGCACCGTGCTGGGCGAGTCCTTAAAGGATTGGTTAGAGATATGAATAAAAAACTTTGGTTTAATACTTTATTAAACGCTTCTCTGGTAGGGTTGGGCGTTGTTGTTTTCGATATTGCCTTTCATGGAAGACCGGAACGGTACGACAATCCAGCGACTCGTATGTTCTTTGGGGCCGTTGCCGTATTTATAGTGGCCTGTTTACTGTGGCGGATCTTTAAAAAATGAAGTTCGTAGAATTTACGGACGGCGCGTTCTCGTTCCTAGTGGATGATAATATGTGCTTAACCATAAAGGCTGTGTCGTGTTCCTTGCGTGATGATCCAGAGCATGAGGCTGAATCGGTCAGCAAATCTCGGTCCAAGGACGTTCTACGACAGTTCTTGAAAAATGTAAATTAGTTTGGCTGTGATGCGAGCGGAAGTCTAAGGGCTGTCGGTTCCTCCGTTACGGAAGTCTAAGGGCTGTCGGTTCCTCCGTTACGGAAGTCTAAGGGCTGTCGAATAGTCGAAAGAAAACTGGTGTACCTAGTGTAGTAAATTAATGAAAGCTCTCAGTATAACTTCAAAGTTAATTGTAGTTTAAATCTTTGGAATATTTACTACACTAGGTACACTGCACAAAATGTTGATTAGCTTATAATCTTATTGCACTTATCGCAAAGGAATCTGGGCTTTTCCAACCAAACCTGCTTGCGGCAACGCAAGCAGGGTCGTTGCCGCCACTCAGGATCTTTTTTCATTTCTTCCAAGTCGGCTTCCGAGAATGGTCTAGGCATCAAGCATCCTCACCCACCGGTATTTTTATAAAATTTCCATCGCCGCACTTATAGGAAAACTCCTGCAGTGTATGCTCCGGTTGATGCTTAAAGTACGTATATACACGCCGTGCCTCAACATGGCATTCTTCCGCATTTGCATGAGGCAAGTTCCCTTTTATAGCGGAGCAGCCGATAGGGTGTAGACACAAGTATACGACCAGAAAAAACATTTAATGCAGCTTCGAGTCGGGGGGTTTTTCCAGCATCTCTAGTACGTTCAACCGCTTAATACGGTCATAGAACAACTGGTCGTGTTCGTCCTGTGTCAGGACTTTCCCCGTGCCATTGCACTCCAGACAAAGTTGCTCTTTTAGATCGATGTACATGTACGGCCCGTTTTCGTTCACACCACCGGATATCTCGTCCTCTTCTATCGACCCGTGGCCCTCACATTCTGGACAAATCTCCGTCACTATAATCTCCTCTTTTTCTTTGCGATAAGCTTAAAGTTGTCCTCATCCCGAACGGTAAATATCCACAAGCCGTAGGGTTCAGCTTCGCGTAACTGGGACAATACCTGCATACTGAAGAATGGTTCTTGGCGGCTCTTGGAGCGAAAGTTAAAACCCCTACTATCCAGTCTTTCTACGAACTCCGGCTCTAGAAGCCAATAATCTTCGCTCGTGGATTTGCGAACAGCAATATCCATAAACTCGTGCGATAAAAAGTCTTCGATCTCCATAGCTCAACAGTACAATAAAAGGACGACGATGGTAAAGAGCCATCAACTCATACCACCGTCGCCAAGTATGCCTCGGGCAAAAACTCCCAGTTCCATTTAGGGAAAGGACGGGGAGCAACAAATCCCGAGGCGGAGGAAACTCAATTAGTGCTGCCGTCGCGCCATTCTCCAAACATCTTGGCGCTCAAGCTTTCGTAGAAGCGTGTTCTTGTGTTGCTTCCAAATGGCTTGAAACTCGGGGTCCTTGGCTTTTTTTAATACAGCGTCCAGCTTATCACAAGCATTAGAAATTTCTTCTGGTGTCAAGTTCATGTTACTTATCCTTGTCGCACACGACAGAGCGCAGCAATCGCTATCAAATGTTCGTATTCCGAAATTTCGCCGCTTTCTCTTAGTTTATAAAGTGCTTTTTCTAGTATTCCTATAGCTTCTAGAAAAGGCATTTTATTTAATAACGTAAGTAACTCATACCCACAAGAATCTATTGATAACGTGGAAGAACCATTATTATTAAAGTTACGGTTCGTATGCTCGTCTTTCATACCGTTTCCGGTAGGAGCTTCTAGCATGTCTTTCTCGTTAGTAGTTTGCATCACACAATCCTCGCATAAAAATCTTAGTTTTGTCAATAACGTCCTCAGTAATGTTCTTTCCGTCTTTTATTCGTCCAGAGTTCTCTACAAAAATATCCTCGCACGAAACAGGCCGTAACGGCTTTTCGCGCACATTAATAGGAAATAACCCCTGCTTTATAAAAAACTTTCTTTTTTCACAATCCTTTTCAAAACTGTCTTGATGCCAATACCAACCGTCGTACTCAATGGTTACCCCAAAATCTGGAAGGTAGATATCCGCTTCGCGGCCCTTGATTCTATAGCGAGACAACACCCTGTCTTTGCCATACATGGCTCTGAGTTTTTCCAGTAACTGCGCTTCAGGCCGTGAAAAATACGCAAAACACTGAGGACAATTATTCTTTTTTCTGTTAGAAACTCTCGCTTTCCACGGATCGTGGCCCTTGGCGCATTTCCACCAAACTTGCTTATTGGACCCAGCCGTAACGTCCTCGGGGCTTAGTCCTTTATTTTTAGTGGTATGCCATTGGTCGGCAAGTTCGGGGTCCGTGGTGCTAAGACAATTAGTTTCGCTGACACGCTTGTTTGAACAAAAAGGACATTTGCCCGTGCGTTTTCTATTATAAACCGTAGCATCCCATTCATGGTCCGCCCCTTTAGGGCATTTCCACCATACCGGTTTTTTAAAGTTCCAAAAGTTTTCTGGTTTCAAGCTACTGTTTTTTGAAGGATGCCATTGAGCAGCAAGTTCGGGGTGCAGGGCAAGCAAACTGTTGGTTGAGTCGTATTTGCGGCGAGTACAGTAAGAACACTTAGAACCCTTACCTCTCGAACGATGATTAATGGTGGCAGCCCATACGTGCTTTTTATTTTTAAGACATTGCCACCAAACCTTTTTGTTTGAGTATGATTTAAAGTTCTCTGGCCTCAAACTACCATTTTTTGTTGGATGCCACTCCGCAGCTAACAGCGTAGGATTAAGCATCAATCTCCTCCTCCGGTCTTGTGGCGTTTACCATGTCCCATGCAATATTGTGAGCGGCTCTATCAGGGTCCTCCACTAACTCAGGGTTTTCCAGTAAATAGTTCAGTTGATCTAATAATTCATGTATGTTTTTCATTTGATTTCTCCTTTTTGTTATTTACTGTATTAAGAATTTTCTTTAATGCTGATAATTTGTTCATTATCCCAATGAATGTCTTTAATACACTCTACGGAGTCTACGTGATAGTTTTCCCACTCACCTTTTGTCTCTAAGGAACGCTCAACTTCTAATAGGCTAGGAAAGTCGAAATCATCAAGTAAATCCTCGGAAGTTTGGCTCTCAACTTGTGCTTGTGTTAGTTCATACGTTGTTTCTAAAACACAAGACGTTTTGACGGTGTACTTTTTAGTCATTGTTTTCACTCCTTTATGTTATCGCAGAATATCGCATAAGGGAGAGGGGAGCAAGGGTTTAGGATAAAAATACGAGAATACGAAATAAAGTTGCGCGGCCCGTGGGTTTTTTGTAATTAATGCATTAATTGACGTATCTATAAAGATATATTTTCAAATTATTTTTTTATTTTTTTATGATTAATATAGACCCTACCGGTGCTACCGTGCTACCATAGAGTTTATTTTGATGTAACCTATTGTTTTTACTACTCAAAACTAGTAGTAGACTAGTAGCACACTAGTAGCATTAAGGGTTTTTAATATGCTACTACTTTGTTAATGTTAAAAACGTCCCATGAGCTTTTGAAATTATTTTTTTGACAAAAATGTTTTAGTAAAATAACTTATATAGGATCGTTAATTAAGGGTTTTTAATATGCCTATAGACCGTAAGAAGATTAAGCTGAAGACAAGCCGCCCCCCAAAAAAGTACGCAAAACGTGATGATTTAGATGTCACAGGCGTTATTTTAAGTAGTCTCACAGACAAACAGAAAAACTTCGCGGAAAATTATGTTGTGAACAGAGGGTTCATGTCTAATAAAGATATTGCTATTGCTGCTGGATCTTCGCCGCACTCTGCCTCTGAACGTGCATCAGAAATGCTGAGAAACCCTAAAGTAAAAAAAGCTATTGAGTTTTTAAATGCTGAAATGTCACCGGCCTTTGATACGAGCAAAAAAGAACACATCCGTCGCCTTCGCACACTGTCTAACAAAGCCGCCAACAACGGCGCTTACGCAGCATCCATAAATGCAGAACAACTAGTGGGTCGGAGTCAAAACTACTACACATCAGTTAACGTTAACTTGTCCGGCTCGATAGAAGATATGTCTATTGAGGAAGTACGTAAAGAGTTAGATGCTTTACGTGAACGGTATGGACCGAAAGAAAAACCAGTAGATGTCGAATATACTGTCGTCGCAGAATCAAAAGTCACAGACGAATCCTAAAGAGAAGGGCTTTTACCAACTCTTTAAAAGGAATGTTCCAGAAGGCTGGTTTATTCGGCGCGTGGAAGATATTTATGCAGGGTTTCCCGACATCCTTCTTTCTACACCTTCTGGAATAATCCAGCAATTAGAACTAAAGGTCGTTACTGGAGGCGGTAAAGTAAAACTGTCACCTACTCAGGTTGGTTATTTAACGAAAACGGGATCGCTAAACGCACCTGTATATTGTTTAGTTAGGTTTATAGATAATAAAACACTTCGGGAATCTGATTGGAGGTTGTTTCATGGCAGCAAGGCCGTGAGTTTAAAACTACACGGCCTTACCAAAACAGAACCCGACTTATTAATTGCAGATAAAAATTACGCTAAACTTTTTGACTTTTTAAGCCGCGACTTCTGAGTATTCATGCTCAGTAAAAACACTGGTATTCTGGTTTGTTGCTTTCGCGTAAAAATATAACTCTTTAACAATATCGGGATGTTGTTCTACAAATATTTTACGGTCGCGCCACGATAACCTTACAAAATAATTATAAAGAGAATCTAAGTCTCTAGATGTACTTATCGAAAGATTTTCAGCCATGATTGTATGCATACCACCGGTTTCATAATTTTCTTGAAGGATTTTTGCATAACGCAGATATAGTGCAACATTAGACATGATTAATACTCCTTTACCCCATATGTTACTTGTAAATTAAGTTTTTCATTGCACGTTCCATGAAGCTCAGTTAAGCACTGAGTAATTTTTTGTAGAATCTCAGGATCACAGGCTGGTAACATCCCTTTACCGCCACCCTCGATTGTAATTTCAACATCTTCATACATTTTAGCTAACTCCATTTGTTTATAGGTTAATCGTATGCGATAATTTAGTTTATAGTATGCGATTAGTCAACCTTTAATTATTCTTTAATTTTTTAATTGACTTTATGTTCGTATGCGATATTATAACCTAGTATAAATAATGGAGCGAATAAAATGATAGAAATAAATAAACCATATTGTAATGAAGAGTCTTATAAATTGGCTGGTATTAATGCGTTTGGATCAATCGACTCGGTAGAGTCTGACGGTTGGATGTACATATGTTCAGTCCTGCTAGCTAAGAATGGACACAAAAAACTTATTGAAGACACTTTTAAAAATAAAAATACGAAAAAAAGTAAAACTGTATTAAGAATAATTATATAAAGCTTGACATTATATGCGATAATGAATAATGTAGGTTTAGTATTTAATTAACCTACAAACAAATGGAGTAAAAAAATGCGAACAAATACATATAAAGTAAATCTAAATAATGAAGACTGGCCTACCTCACTATCTAATGTGACGGGATTCAGAGTCTCCCAAGTCAAATACGAATCAACAGTAATCTCCGATGATCCAAACGCGGAGTTATTAGGTATGGATTTTGTATCGCTCGACAATCAGCGATCTATTATTAGACATAATCCGGACTCGTTTGGTATTGAACTAGGTAGGACTAGCGATAAGTACCAATTGATTACTAATCAATATCTATTTTCAGTTTTGGTACGATCACTAAAAGAGTTTGTAATCGGTGACTATAGAAGTCCTATAGATGAAATTGCGGTAGTTGAAAAGTCAGATTCTAGGAGCTACGGGTCGCGTAATTTTGTCGAAATTCAATTAGCCGGTGAATCATTAAAAGATATTAAGTATTACCATAATGATCACTCCACCAACCAAGGTACACAACTTGCATTTTGTGTTGGTTTTTTAAATAGCTATGATGGAAAATCATCCATTAAGCTGGCAACTGGTCAAAAAGACACTTTTTGTCTTAACGGTTTACCTTTAAATACTAATAGTTTGGTCAAGTTTCAACATTCTAAGACGTTTGTGGAACATTTACACGAGTTTAAGAAAGTCATTAGAAGTGATTATCAAAAATTCTTAATTAGTGCTGAACAATCCCAAATCCTTGCACAAACTTATTTGCCGCCTAGGGAAATGTCGCGATTCTTAGAGCGGTACAACTCTATCGACGAGGAAGGTAGGCCACTATTTAACGATAAATTCATTGAATCTTTGCAAACAAGATTCGAGTCGGAAGCAAAGACTCGAGGGCTTAATGTATTTAGTTTGCAATCAGCGCTAACGAATTACACCACTCATGGTGGTCTTAATAGTCGGGATTCATTTAATTCGATTCAGTCTCGAGAGTCTAAAATTAAACCGTTGTTTGATGGAATCAAACAAGATTATCTAGAGCTTGCCGCCTAATAAATAAACTACCTAACCAACTAGACTCGAGCGTCCTATTTAGGACGCTCTTTTTTTTGCTTGCTTCACATTCTTTTGTATGCGATAATAACGTAAATAAATAAATGGAGCGAAAAATGAATATTACAAAACCGAAGGATGTTAAATTTAAACGATTGTTTTCTGATGACTCACACAAGGCCGTTATGTCTCAAGCATTTAATTGGCTTAATGCTATAAACTACATGGCTCCCCATAACTCCAGCGGATTCGGTGGTACTTTATGCTCTAACGCGAGTCCAGGTTGCGCTTCCTTATGCTTAGGCTGGTTCTCTGGGCAAGCTGCTATTATAAAAAAAGAATTAATAGAGACGGGCATTAATAAAGTAAGGCAATCGCGAATTAATAAGGCCTTATATTTTGTTAATCATAACCAAGCATATTTAGGAGAGGTAGTATATCACGTGCATAAAGCAAAATTCAAAGCGGATAAATTAGGCTTTAAGTTATGTATTAGACTAAATGGTTCAACAGATATCCCTTATGAGAATTTAAAAATTAAGAAATATAATAACAAAACCGTTTATCAGTTATTCCCAGAAATTCAGTTTGTCGATTATACTAAAATATTTAGTCGTTTAACTAGTAAGAACAAACCAAAAAACCTGCATTTAACCTTCAGTCGATCGGAAATTAACGAGTCGGAATGCATAAAAGCCTTAAACTTGGGATTCAATGTTGCAATTGTTTTTGCTGAAACATTACCCGAATCCTATAAATTTGAAAGCGATTCCATGACTAGGAAAGTATACAGCGGTATAGATCATGATTTAAGATTCTTAGATCCGCATTCGGATAGAGGCAATATAATAGGGTTAATACCCAAAGGCAAAAAAGCTAAGAACGACTCTAGCGGATTTGTTGTTCGGTCACATTTAACACATTGACATTATCGCATATAAGGGCTATTGTATATATAGTACTTAATCAATAACCAATAAATCGTATAATTTAAAACAAATAAAGGAATAAGAATATGGCGCATTATAGACTATTTAGAAAAGAACATTGCCGTACGGCAAAATATGAAGCGCAACGGCAACTATCGGGTATCACCCATTATGTTGATGACGATACCCTAAGATATTTTAAAAGTAGAATACTGGAAGTAATATTCTCGGAAGATGGACTTACTTTAGGTTTAATTATGTCGCAGCCTAACTATGAGAATAATGACAAGAGAGAATACAGGTCCGCGTTGTTTAATGTTTTTGGGGTTATTCGCGAATATATGGAGTTTTACGATACCAAGGCGGAAGCCGTTGACGCACTAAACGAGATAAGCAATAAAAACTCAATTGAAGCGTGGATAAAAGAGAGCGCAGAATCCCACAAATTACAGGCAGCTAATGAAAGTAAGTATATTATAGGGTTGCTATAAAACCAGCGGTATGCGATAAACCGTTATCAACAACAAACAAATGGAGTGAATCACATGACCGCAACTGAAGACTTCCCGAGGGTACAGGAATGGTTGGCTAAGCAAGCTACCGGCAAAGATTACCCTAGTAACCTACATCCAATTATCAACCGCTTTAACATGGCCACTATGGACGACTTTCACCGTATAATTAAAATAGAAAAGGTAAGAAAAGGGGATTACGTTCGCAAAAAAACCGGAGCGAAAAAAACATACATCGCCGGAGGTTATTGTAAATATAACAAGCGTTACGAGTTAACAGACACTGAGGACATGAATCGTCAAATATACCTTAAAAAAGGTAAAGATGTGTTCATAGGTTTTACACACTAAACAAACTGGAGTGAATCAAAATGACATTCGAAGAAGTAAAGCAAGCTTATTTAAAAGAATCGGAGGATTTCAACCTAGCTACTGAAGACCAAGTCTATATGCTTTCTTATTGGTTAGATGCTAATGATTATCATAACTCTGCGTTCACAAGATGGTTGGAGGATCAAGAAGGCGCGCTAAATAAAATTATGTAGGAGAATCAAAACAAGAGTTCACCCTAAGCTAGAATAATTTACTAACCGACTCGAGCGCCCTAAAATATAGGGCGTTTTTTTTGTCGTCAAGTAAGCGAGCCACGGTCAATCACTCGTGATACGTTAGCTATGAGCTATAGCTTAGTATAGCTATATGTCCTTATATAACCTGGTATCTGTCCCCATAATAACGGACTCGGTTATTTTGCTGCCACCACAGCGCGTTAGTAGTTGGCCTAGGTCCTAGAGCCTAGGATAGATTAGTAAGCGCTGGTAGTGCTTTAAAACGTCATATAAGGACAATCAAGCTTGGTTAATCGCATATAGTAGCGCGACTTGTAAGCAAGTTAAATAAATCTATAAGAAAAAGTCCGGCAATAGAGCCGCTGGGCTTTAGCCAGATGCAAAAACGATTTTTCGCCGCCGCTTGATGGCCCACCACCATTGCCTGTACCTTTACCACTATTTCTCGCAAACAATGTAATAAAAAACCCTATTTAAAAATATAAGATAAAATTTCAAAAAAACCCTAGTATGCGATACCTTTTACGTGATAGGGTCCCCTTATGAGC